CCCCCACTGGATAATCCGACTACCCCCAGAGGCATCACCACTACCTAACGGCCCACCCCCCGAATCAATTTGCAATCCGGTATAGCCTGCCTGAAGGTACGTCGTATCAGGTCTTGGATTACGCAACGCTTGTGGGTCATCCACCGGATACATACCTAACTGCAACTGCGGTTGATCTGGTTCCCAACACGTGGGGCAAACCAAGATGTTCGTGTTCTTCGTCTTAATGACGATTTCCCGCAACTCTTTCAGTTGGTACTGAAACCCGCAACGATCACATTCACAAATTGCCCATTTACCGGAAGCAAACTTAGTAGGCATGCTTCACCTCAATAGAACATAGTCCGTGGCGCAATCCGCAAAGACGCTTTTTCGCGGTCTTCGCTCGACGCCAAGGCCCATTGCTCTTCGTAAGCCATTTTCAACATCTCTAGGCGCGGCAGAGCATCGGGAAGTTTCATTGCGAGGTAATACGCCAGCCCTGCCACTAAGCAAGGCAGCATACGGAAAGGAATGTCTTGGGTGCTTATACCTGTCCCAGCGTCTTGAATCCGACGCAGTCTCCAGTACACAAAGGTGTAGAAGTTATCTTGGTCAGGCGCAGGCCAGACGTTGATGTTGGGCGGGTTAACCCCAGTAATTGGATTTGTCGTGTTTGGCTGGTTGCCGTTAATTGGATATGTTGCACCAGACTGGCGATTGATCCACACCTGAATAGGACGCCCTTGAGCGTTCTTATTAGGGATAGTAGAGTAGGTATCTACGCTGATGCGACTAATGTTGATGTCTGTCTGTCCTACCCCAGTCTGGGTCCGAATGACATGGTCAAGAAGGTCAATTGTATCCACGGGCAAGGAGTACGTAATCGTCCCCTGCGTCATAGCAATCTGACCCTGCTCAATAGTCCACAGATTGATGCCTCGGTTAGCCCACTCAATTGTTAGCAAATTGAGCGAACGGCGTGCCGTGCGCATGTCATAGCCAGAACGCAACTCAAGCCCGCACCGCTCAAACGCCTCTTCAACAAGGCTATTGAGGTCGAGATTAAAAGAGTTGGTACCAGACGTTGTCATTTGCCTACTTTCCTATGTGGAGCAACCTTTTTAGCCACGCTTTTAGGTTGAGCCACAAACTGTTTGCCTTGGGCTTTACCTGCTCGTTTGGCTCGGGTTGTTGCGGCGTACTCGGCAGAACTGAGGGACTTGATTGCTTTTTTCGGGAGGTAGCGTTCGCCCGTGGCGTTTGGACCTTGCGTCGAGGGCTTACCGCTTTTGGTTCGCCACTCTTGTTTGGTCCACGCTTTGAGACTTTTTTGGCTTTTGGAGAGTCCACTCACTTGTACCCCCCGCCAGCCTTCTTGTACTTCGTAGCCAGCATCTGTGCCTTTCTCGCACTCCACTGACCCGGAGCACCCCCCTTACCTCCAGCCTTAACCTGCTCGAACAACTGCTTGCGCATGCCGGGTTTTGTGTAGTTGCCTGCCTCGTTGACACGAGACTTAACCTTGCCGCCTTCGGCGTACATGGTGACCTCATCCGGATTGTCTTTCCGTTTGATGGTCTTGGCTTTCGGCATCTTTGAGGGGCGTACTGCCCCCATGCCCCGGCTCGGCATCATGATTAGCAGCCCTTACGAGACATACCGCCTTTAGCCATCTTCACTTCCATGCCACGGGTCTTACCCTTGACAGCGACGCCATCGGCACGCTTGGAAGCCGAACCCATCTTAGGTTTGGCGGTAGCAACTTTACCCATTTTAGAGGGCATCTCGCTCTTGGACATACCGCCCATAGCGTACTTCTTAGCCATGCCACCCTTCTTCATACCAGCCTCAGCCATTTCATGCTTGACCATCGACTTGGGAGCGCCTTTCTTTTTCATAAAAGCCACTTCCTTCTTCATCATCGTCTTTGACTCTTTCATTTCACCACCTCCAGATTTAGAAAATTCACGACCTACCGATTGTGGAACACCCACTTTTTTTGCGAACTTGGGGTTTTCAGCCACCGCCCGCATAAATTTCTTTTGTTTATCGCTGACAGCAGGCATCAGACAATCTTTCCACGAGTCTTACCTCGCTGCGCACAACCATCTGCACGTTTGGAAGCCGACGACTTAACCATGCCACCCTTTTTCATTGCGGGTTTTGCAGCAGCCGTAGCCTCTTCAGCCGGGGTCATAGGGGTGCCGTCTTTTTTCCGTTTGCGGTTGTCAGCCAACATGCCGGGAATAACGCCCATGCCATAACCCATGCTGTCGGTCAGTTTCCCAAACGCACCGCGTCCAGTAGCCATGCCATAAACAGGAGAAATCGAACCTAGTAGGTCTTTGCCTTTCATCTCACACCATCCTTCCACGAGTTTTGCCGCGCACTGCACAACCATCAGCACGTTTAGAAGCGGAACCGCCAGCAGCCATTTTCTTGACCCCACCGCCCTTCTTCATACCTTCGAGCGCCTCGTAGTTACGAGCGGACTCAGGTACAGATTCACGCAAGCGTTTGGCTTCGCGTTGTTCGTCGCGGGCCGATTTAGCCATTGTGGTAGAAATCTTGGACAAAAAGTCCTTCTCGCCCTCGATGCCACGTTGCATCATTTCGCGGGACTTTTCCAGTTTTGCCTTTTCTTTATCCGTAGGCTTACGGTATTGCATGCGGTTTTCGTCAGCCATGTTTAAGCCCTCTTTTCTTTACGTAGATCGTCGATCTTCGCTTCAAGTCGAGAGATTCCCGCATCAAAGCGTTCCATAATTTTTTCCATATCACGGTGCACTTCAGCACGAGTGATGTGGTCGCGAGCAACTTCCTCTCGGGTCTTGTTAAGCAAGATACCGAGGCGGTCCAATTCATCAAACTTACCCTTGAGTAGGAAGGCCATAATGCCAACAATCGAGGTAAGAATGATGTTCCATATCATCATTTCCATTACCACTTCACCTTATCTGCCCAATACGCCGCGCTCATCTTGCCTTTGGCAATGTTTGCGCCGTGACGTGCTTTAAACGACTTGCGCTTTGCCTTCATACGCTCAGACTCGCCCGCTTTGGGCTTTCCTGCCGTACCAGACACAGTGCCAACTTTTTTACCCTGTTGACCAAACCGAATGACTTTCTCCTTACCCCCTTCACACGCTTTTACGACGTGAGATTTTTTAGGGTGCGTAGGCGTAGACCGTGGCTTATTGCACGGCATCGCTTTTTTAGAGACTGGTTTGGTAGCCATGTCGATCACCCATAAATCAGAGTAATCGAGGTGGTGTCGGTCACCGTACCGTGCAGAGCGTTGTCTGCAAGAATGCCTTCACCGGGCAGAGGAATGATGGTGTATCCAGCAGTGCTACTTGCCGCCGTATTAACGGTCATCAAGATTTTGCCAGTCGAACCATTACGGATAACGACGGAACCTGCACTGTTACCGTTGACCGCGTAGATCGTTTTAACGCGAGCACGCCCAATAGCGTTGCCGTTTTGGTCTAAGAAGTTACCTGTCGATGTCAGGGGTTGCGACGCTAGTACGTCATATTGCATTGTTGCCATTTACGCTCTCCCGTGGGACAGGGTCGGGTAGACCCGCGTCCGAGAATTTCAATCCTTCTTCAGGGAGATCGAGTCGTGCAAGAAGCGCTTGCATAGTATCAATCGCTGCTTGAGAAGCCACTGCTACATCATGAGCGTGGTTCCGCTGCGCTTGCATTTTCTCAATCTCCGCTAGAAGAAACTCTTTTGTTATTTCCATTAGGCTTCAATTGCGTAAAGAAAATACGCAGTGCCAGCAGAATCAACAAAACGGATTTTTTGGGTCGGCGTAGTCGATGTAGCACCAATCGCTTGAACCATTGCGTCCGGCAAGTTAAACAGGTTCGTAATCGTACCCGCGCCACTGTTTGTTACACGGATGAACGAAGCGTTTCCGGGTAGCGTTGTGGTGTTAGTGATGTCCGAATCTACTTGCAGAGCAGCAACAGTGCCGCCCATTGTGACGCCAGCAGCACCGCCAAGAGTGACACGCAGGCCATTAGCAGCGCCAGAGATTGAACCGCCAGAGTTAACTGACAGAGAAATATGAGCACCGTTTACGGTTCCACCAGTAGCAGCATTAGCGCCAGTTACTCGTGTAAACGCACGGAGAGTTTCGCCTGAGCCGGTACTGGTGAAATCCAGACGACTGTAATTTAGGCGAACGTCACCAGTGGTGTTCGACGCAGTAACGTAGGAAGAAGAAACGTTGGAGGCCGTAGATACGGTGATTGGGTCGGAAGAGGTACCAGATTCAAAACCGTTCTGCGAGTTGACTGGACCCGAAAAAGTAGTACGTGCCATGACAATCCTTTCGTGTTGTAGCACATCCCCATATCGTCTCTACAAAGTCTGCTAGGTCAGTCGATACAGGTAAAAAATCCTAGACATTTCAAGTGTACTGCATCCAGCAAAAAAGGGAAGAGGTTTTACCCCCCTCCCTTTCTTACTTAGGCACCCGGCGAACCGAACATGCCCAATGGATCAGACCAACCGAATGAATAACGCTCACGAGCCTTGTAACGGACGTTACCAGTATCGAAGTCGCCGTCCATCGAATTAGCCATTGGGGTACGAATGAAATGCTTCATACCGTTAGGCACATCGGTGGTCAGGAACCAAGCGTCGTTATCCGTCAAATAGTGGTTGACGGTATAACCTTCGGGGATCGAACCGTTGTTCTTCAACGCGTTGATGTCGTTGTCAGCCGTAGACGTACGGAGTTCAGTCTCCAGAATACGGGTAGCAACGAATTGCAGCGAAGGAGGAACGATCAGTTTGCGAGGCTTCGCAGCGATCAACAGACCACGTTCATCCGTCCATGCAGCGATCTGAATAACGGCGGCTTCAAGAGAAGTCTCGTTCAGGTCAGCAGGGGTGGTAGGCGTGTTGCTG